TAAAACACCAAGAGTTCCCATTGCCAGAGTTCCAATCGCCAGAGTTCCAATCGCCAGAGTTCCAATCGCCAGAGTTCCCATCGCCAGAGTTCCAATCGCCAGAGTTCCAATCGCCAGAGTTCCCATCGCCAGAGTTCCCATCGCCAGAGTTCCCATCGCCAGAGTTCCCATTGCCAGAGTTCCAATCGCCAGAGTTCCTATTGCCAGAGTTCCTATCGCCAGAGTTCCTATCGCCAGAGTTCCTATCGCCAGAGTTCCTATCGCCAGAGTTCCGAAGTCCGCTGTTTCCTTTTCCACTGTTCACCATGGTTAGTAACTCACCCCATGGGATTTCTTTGACAATCAGAATCTTATTGGTGCAACATTTGTCGCCTTCTTCTTCAACATCTCCCAATGCTTCAATCTCAGCAACTTTATTATTTGCGTCAAAACCGTAATAATTAAAACAGTCTACCGCTTCTTTACAGAAATGAAACCCTCTGCTACATACACTTGGACTTACATTTTCTTCATAGGCGATACCTACAACGTATTGAAATTCTCTACATGTCCAATCTGGATTAAATACTTTAAAACCTTTCATACTATTTCCTCCCTATATTCCTAACGATCTGCGAAGTTTACTTTTCTTCTTAATCTGCTTACCACCATCAACTGCGATATGCCCTTTCTTGGTGATTGAATGTTTCCAGAGTTGACGAAATAACTTTATTGTCTTTCCTGTTGCTACCTCTGCTTGGTGACGAATTACTGAACGTTTTAACTTTCTCATTGCGATAAATCCTCCTTTAAATTTTTATTGTATTATGGTAAATTGTGGTATAATCTCCTTATCAGTTTGGCGACTGAATTACGAATGAAAGGAGAAAATGCTAATGAAACGTTATTATGCTAATTTACTTGGTGAATGGGTCGATATCACCGACGCTGGAACTGTAGCTGACCATCAAAAACCTAGTATTTATTTTGAAGAGCAGATTACAGAGCTGTGCAAATATGACCATATCAACGTGCAGTATAGTAATAAAAACTACCATATACACCCATCACTTATCCAAATTGTTACTGAGTGATCCGTATTCTAATTCATAAGATTCTTTAAGTGATGCAGAATCAGTAAGTACAATCTTGTTCGATTTTGCATCATATTTTCTGTTTATTACATGTACTATTTTGTCCCATTCATAACGTTTAAGGCCCTCAACAGCTTCTAGAATGTTCATTAATTTTTCTTTGTCCATGCTTGTCCCTCCTTTCTACGCTACTAATTACTCTGGATCACACATATCTTGCCTAGCGTCTAACTCGGCTTCTAATGCTTCTGCCATTTCTTCCATACACTTGTCAGAATCCCAATCGCTGTCATATTCCATTTCTTCGATGGTAACTGCAATTTCTTCTGAATCCTTCATTTCTCTTATTGCTTTTACTACTCTTTCTAATGCGTCCACGTCTTTCTCCTTTCTACGCTACTCCGTATTTAATAGCCATTTCCTTAACAATAGTTACATAGCACTCAACCATTCTCTTTTCCGATGCAATAATATCCAGATAAGAGGTATTGTTAATCTTGGTCTTGGTTGCTCCTTCAAGTGCCATTGTCTTCTTTCTATTCGTCAGCCGAATCTTAAGGTCATAACCCATCCGATTACTAAATAGCTTGTAGCTTTCTTCTCTGACGGTTCCGTACTGCTCGCCGCCGCCTAATGCTGTGCCAATTTTCTTAAGTAGCTTGTTGACTTCATCCCTCCAAGATGTAATATCAAGGGTGATTACTTCGCGAATACCTTCTAGTTGGCTGATTACATGTTGGCTATTCGCAAGGGCTTGGTTGGTTGCTAGTTCATTGTTTGCGATTGCCTTGAAGAGTTGACCAAACATTTGAAGTTCTGGGGAAAGGCTGGTTTCGGGTAATACAAGTTCTTTTGCCTTGAAATATGTATCCACCAGAACTTCGTATACTTCCCATGCTTTATCTGTGTTGAGTGACTTGGCATGAAGAAAGGCTCCTTTTTCTGTCCAGAGGTAAAACTTGTTGGTGTTTGGCGCGATTCCTAAATTTAAGGATTTGCTCTTGAAGTCTTTCAATTCTTCCCCTTGGAGCAATATGTAATGCTTGCCTTCCTCATACCTCTTGTCGTTATTATTGAAATTGTTCGATATCGCCTTGTCTGTTGTTCCATATTCTTCCGATAACTGCTGAGTTGTTAAAACCCGAATATCTTTAAATTCCGTTATTGCTAATTTATTCAAATAAATTCCTCCTTTTCCATATTTGATAAAATCAAATAAAGCTGTTCTGTTTCTTTGGCTCGTTTTATTAAATGTCCCTTAAGCGTTCCTAATTCTTTTCCAGATGCCAATACATGGATTATCTTGGGTTTGTTCATATTGTTCCTTTCTTATATTTTGTTTACTTTAAATCCACAAATTGAGCAAAAAAAATACTTTCTTTTTGTTCCCTTGTAAGGCACAAAGCATCACATGTGTTTTGAATTTCACTTTGCTTGAATTCAACCTTGTTATTAATCCTTTTCCATAACGAATACAGCGACATTTCTAATTTTGATGCCAATTCTTCTCTTGTAGTCTCTGCTTGCCTTATTGCCATATTAAGTAATTTGGTGTCGGTCAATGGTTATCAACTCCTTTCGTTGTTTATTTCTAATCCACACTTATAATATAAACCTTTGTGGATTATTTGTCAACATATATTGTTTAAATATATTAAATAATTTATTTAGTTGTAATATTTTTACATACAATTTAGTTAATTGTTTGCATTTAATAGGAAACAAGTAAAGAAGTCTTGTTTATAAAACGTAAACATATGTTGATTTTTAATAAACTTAATGATATGATATTGAAAACGGAGGTGAATATTATGAATGATATCTATTCGAGGATTAAAAGCAAGAGGGAAGAGCTTGGATATTCCCAAGAAGAACTCGCGACAAAGCTTGGATATAAAAATAGGTCATCTGTCCACAAGATAGAAATGGGAGTAAACGATATTCCACAATCAAAAATTGAAGCGTTTGCCAAGGCGTTAAAAACTACCCCTGCATATCTCATGGGATGGGACGAAGAAATAGAAAACGATAAAATAACCTACATCAGTAAGGATAAAAAAGACTGTATCGAAGCAATCGAGGAATTGTCAGCAGATGATCTACGGATTGTTATGGATATGATAAACCGCCTAAAAAAATGATTATTCTACATCTAGTCATTGGATGACCTATATCGTGATATTATGTATTCTAGAAAAATATTACAATAGGGGGAAATTATAATGACAGTAAAAGTACAAAAGAAAAATCTACCAGACGCGGTAAAATATTTTACTATTGAGAATGACGATATATTAACTGTGGTAATTAATAAAAGGGGCTGTAAGCATGAAACGAGTAGCAATATATATAAGGGTATCAACACAGGAGCAAGCTGACGAGGGTTATTCTATACCAGAGCAAACAGAGCGATTAAAGAAATATTGTGAAGCCATGAAATGGACTGTTGTACAAATATATACTGATGGGGGATTCACCGGTTCAAACATTAACCGTCCTGCGCTCTCTAGCTTGATTTCAGATACCAAAAGCAATCTAGTTGATATAATACTAGTCTATAAGCTAGATAGGCTCTCTAGGTCACAGAAGGACACCCTATACCTAATAGAAGATGTATTTTTGAAAAATAATGTGGAGTTTGTTTCCATGTGCGAAAACTTTGATACATCTTCCCCTTTCGGTCGCGCTATGATTGGTATTTTATCCGTATTTGCGCAATTAGAAAGGGAACAAATAAAAGAACGTCTGGCTATGGGGCATGTTGGACGTGCCAAGGAGGGATATTGGCGTGGAGGAAGTGGTGTACCTATTGGATATGATTTCACCGATGGAAATCTAATAATAAACGAATACGAAGCACTGCAAGTAAAAGAAATATTTGACCTATTCTTGCAAGGAAAATCGATGAATGGAATCTGCGATATTATGCGGTCAAAATATAGCAATAAATATTCGTCTTGGAATAACCATGGGGCAATCTCAAAGATACTTCAAAACAAAATATATATAGGCGCAATCAAGTATAAAAATAATGAATATGATGGTCAGCATGTCTCAATTATTCAAAAAGATATATTCAACACCGTGCAATCAAAACTAAAAGAATACCAGAAGACGTTTACAGAACATTACAAGACTCCGTTTCGTGGCAGCAATTTATTATCCGGCCTGGTGTTCTGCGGTACATGTGGGGCCCGTTATTTTACCATTAGTACAATGTCAAAAATTCACGGAACGTATCAATATTATAAATGCTACTCGCGTGATGGAAATCGGCAAATGAAAAAAATTGACGGGTGCAAAAATCCGAATTATAAAAAATCAGAATTAGACGATATCATCACAAATGAAATAATGGAATTGGCCTTTGACGAAACGGAAATTGATAGGATGGCGGCTCAAACGAAGTCAAAGCCAAGTGATAAAAATGGCACATTAAAAAATAGGATCGTTGACATAGATAAGCAGATAGGGAAATTGATGGATTTATACCAAGTCGGCGGTATTCCATTGGAGCAAATCGGTGGAAGAATTAAGCCGTTGCAGAAAGAACGTGATGTACTAGAAGCCGAATTGCAGTCTAATGTAGAACCGGTAATTTTATCAACTACCGAAGCCAAGAAGATTGTACATAAAGCCGAAAAGATATTGAATAGTGGAGATTTATCAAAAAAAAGGCAACTTATCGATTCTCTGATTCGTAAAATAGTTATATATCCGGATACCATTAAAATATTCTGGAAATTTATATAATTCGTACGCATGGTTTCAACCATGAAATCATTTTATATAAATACTTAAACTGTCACTTCATATTAAACATTCACATGCATTGACTAGACGAAGAATTACTAATATTTTTTGTTTACATTTTATCCTATTGGTAATATAATCTAATGGTAAACATTGGCACGATACACAGGAGAGCAATATGGACGCAATTTGCACTAAGTGTTTGAATAGATTTACATGCAAAAATATCCAAACTAGCGGGAACCAAAATTATTTATGTGATGCTGCGAGAATGGAAAGGCAGAAAATCCAACCTATGCAATCACAGGCACCTCAAATGCAATATAGCCAAAATAGACCGGCACAAAATATTCCAATGCAGAACATACCGCAATGGAACGCTTCACCTCAATATACGCAAAATCAAATCATGCAATGCCAATTACCCAACCCCAACCAGAATCGCCAAGGTATTACATGTCGTAGGTGTGGAAGTAATAACGTAATCAGTTATAATGAATCTAATTTACAAATAGACCATAGAGGTTGCCTGGGTTGGGGACTTTGGATTTTGCTAGCATGTCTAACCCTTGGGTTAATATTAATCATACCTCTTATGACGAACACTAAAGCAAAGGCAAATAATAGGACGGTCCATATATGTCAATCATGTGGAAATAGATGGTATTAAAAAATACCCCTCATTGTCAACTCGACTTTGAGGGGCCATTCTATGCCTATTTCCAACTTGCTCTAAATCTTTCTGGTGTTCCGTATTTCAGTTTTAACTTATACGGTGTTGATCCCCAGTCTTTCAACTGGAAGTGCGGTCTATCTTTTATTGATGTCCAACCGCCACCCCATTCCAATCCGATACTCTTTGCAATAACACCAATCTTTTCAAAGACCCCGGTATTATCGTTGTAAATATCGTCTGATGTTTGACCATCTTTATCAATATCCATTTTTAAGATGATATCGAACGCAACATACCACTGATGCATAGAGCTATAGGTGCTTCCTTTGGCATTTGTGACCGTGTGTCCTTTTTCTCCTGTAGTTCTTCCCTTGGAGTATAAAGCGTCCTGTTCGGTCACTGAGCGGTAGCACTCCGTTGTCTGGATAATGATACCTTTCTTCTTACACTTTGCAATTAATTTTTTTACAAGTTTCTGTAGCTTTGGATGGCATACTGTAATATCTCTCATATTACTCACCTTCTTTGACTTCCGGAATACCGGCGATAGATGTTAGCATTGACAGCAACCCCGCTAGTAACGATGCTGATAACACTACAATCCAATTTACATCACTAACTACTGCGGTTGTACCTATTGTTGCTATAGCTGTCTGTGCGACTGTTTTCAGTGCTCTAACTGATGCTGATTTAAACCATTTATTGCTCATATACTTTACCTAACCTTTCTTTGCCTCAAGCACTTCAATTCTCTTCCATGCAGATTTCAAGGATTCCTCTAGCCTAATCCTCAGTTCCATTTCAACTCTTACATCATCCTTAACATTGGTCATGTCTGATTTCATTTCTTTGATTAAATCCTTGATGCTCTCCAACCCAACTATTACCGTAGTCATTTCGCTAGCATCTTGCTTTGTGTCGGCCTTTTGGTTACGTTTCATGTTTGATAACCCCATGAAAATACCAAAACTGACCGATGCTGCGGATAGCAATAAAGCATATTCAATCGTCATTATGTACCTCTTTTCTTAATTTTTTGTATTAAAAAACACCCTTGCGGATGCGGTTGGTTACTCGTACATTTCATAGGCATATGTTACGTTTGCGGTCATTACTGGCAACGTCACCGTGCTGCCAACTGTTGCGGGTGAAACATCGCCTTTAATTAAGTAACTGTTATAAGCTGAATTTCCATTAGTATATGGCGCACATCTAACCGTCTTTGGATAGAACCCGCCAGAAATACACTCATATACCGTTTCATTCTCGGTTCCACCGTTATATTTTAAAATTACAACTCTAGGGATAAATGGAACTCCTGTTATTGTAACTGAATATAAAGATGAAACAGTTGCTCCACTTACATAGGTAAATGTTGATACTGCAGTAGAAGAAACTACGGAACCTGTTTTAGATTGCTTTCCTGCGTACGTTCCAGTAACGCCACCAACAACCTCGCCTGCCTTTATAACGCTTGCGATTAAATTAGTGATAGCTGCTTTGATTTTCCTTAGTCCGCTGTGTCCACCGTAAGCAATGGTGTACTCTGCCCCCTCTGTTGTCAGATTAACAGTTTCCGCGGACGACGGCCCAATGTCTGGCCTAGTGCCAACAACATCTGTATCGGTGCCATTACTAAATGTTTTAGGTGCTAGTACATCGGATGCAACTGCTGTACCAACTGCACTAGCTCTGACAAAAAAACTTGTACCATCGCACCATATTGTATAGGATTTTCCCGATACTAATGTTGGAGGTAAAACCGTTCCCTCTTTGTATAGGTTCTTTGTATTGACTGTAGTTGCCATTCCTCCATTGCCATACGCCGCAATAAATGATGTAGAATATCCTTCTGATAACGTACCGATGATGGTTAACGTAATGGCGTTACTACTTCCGCCTGCCGTCTGATACTTTTCACCACCTGAGGTTAACGTACCATCGCCACCAAACGAAACATTTCCACCGCCTTTTGCAAGTCCTGCGACCGTGTTTGTTCCGATGGTTATACCTACGATGGCCTGTGCTTGATTTTTAGCTATTTCAGCCTGTTCCTTGTAATACTTTGCATTGTCTGTGGCATCTTCTGCCTCTACTCCTCCTACTGCGTAACGTTTCGATAAAGCGGCCTGTGCGGTTGCTGTAGATGCTTGTACGGTAACGTTTGCCAAGTAGTTAGTTTCTAGTTTTGCGCCTGTTATTGAACCATCCTTGACAAAGCAACTTATCTTTCCATCGCCACCAATTGTAAAGCCAACCGTGGAAGTATCAACGAATTCATACTGAGTGACCAATTTCGCAATATCTACTTGCGTAGTGGTTCCGTCTGTATTTGTGAATACTAGCATGTTTGTGGCTTGGTCTATGTACCCACTCATTGGGACTTTTTCTAAGGCTGTGTCATAGGTCCGAATTGTTCCATTTTTGAGGGTTACGGTTACAACGCCTGTGGTTAAGTTTAGGTCCCAATTTGCCAGCATTGTTAAGGCATCGCTTGTGGGGAATTTTGTTGCATCAAGTGCAATTGTCCTATCATCTATCGAATTAAGAGCCAAATCCATCTTATTGAGGTTCTGAGCCCCAAGCGCTGTCGCGGTGCTAGGTTGGTTCTGCCATGTTATACGGCTATATACTTTATCCGTTATATTCACCCCTTTCGCATAAAACAAAAGCCCTATCATTGAGATAGAGCAGCCAATTTGATTCGTGTTTGCTTAATATATAGCCCCGATAATTCCATTGGTAACATATACAGTTTTACCATTAGCCAATAAAAATGTTCCATTATAGGTAGAGTGCTTGTGGTCTATGGCGGCTAGATATGTTTGCGACCAACTTACGCTTGCGCCGTTTTCTGGTCCACCAAAATCTATATTGCCGGATGCTGTTAAATTCGGTGTTATTTGATTCGTTTGAATAAGTGTTTTGTATGTGTCTGTTGTGATTGTGTCATATCCTGCAACCAAGCATTGTGGAGTTACGACATAATCTGCACACACAATGGTATTGCTGTTGCTATCATTGAGTACAATCTGTTCTGGTTGTATGGTGACTTGTGGAAACCCACTACCTATTTCTATATAATCCGTAATGATATCCCCATTGGCTATAGAAGTACTTCCAGTTGGGCCAGTAGAAAGTATTCCATCCCCTGTGATTGCACCGCTAAATTTACCATTAACGGCTTCCATGCTACCATCTAAAAGTATTTTAAACTTCTCATTAGCTGTAACAATACCATTAATGTTTAAATTAATAGCATCAATTTTGACTACCTCAGGGCTAATGTTAATCGCGGTGATTACCTCTCCTTTTTCAACTTTTAAATTAATAGCTTCATTTGTCTGCTGAAATGCGGTTGTAGTATCCGATACAAGATCTGTTATAGTAGAAGATACTTCATCTATGGTATTAACCATTCTAAGCGTTCGTCCTTCTAACTGCTGAACCTGTGTCTGTAAACCAACCTTATTAGTTCTCTTCTGATTCCCTGTTGCCGTATAATCATCCTCTAATGATTGGATTCCTTTTAACGTCCTTGTGAAAATAAAAGTCTCGATAGCTTCATTGGTTGTGATTATAGTTAATGCGTCCCCCACCTCCAAATACGGCAGTCCGATGCATGTAGTCTTATGAGGTCGGTAATATTTATTCTTAACCGAATTGAGAATATTGGTTGCTATAGTTTCTAGGTCGGTCCTTCCGTAAAGAAGAAAATTCTCTGTGATTATGTAGACATTATCCGCAGTACCAACGACAACTCCTTCGTCACTATCTGATTGTGATATTTTCATTCCAGTGATTGTTGCAACCGTATATTCTTCATAGCCAATCGACTTATAGCCCGAGGTCATTGTTTCGGATGATTCCGCGGGGTAAAGTGTTTCGGATGGAAGAAGACTTTCCGAAGGGAATAGGCCTAACCCGCTTAGTTGAATCACCTTGAATTTGTTTGACCTCGTAAAATGGCCAAATCCCGCATTAATCTCGCATAGGCGTATTAATACGTCCCTTGCGTTCAATGAGGTCTGTGTGATGGTATTGGTGAGCTGTATCGTGTCGTTGGGTAGCGTCTGAGTTTCAAACTGTAAGCCAAGAAAGGTTAATAACGATTCCCTCATTGATTTAGGAGTGATTGGGAAGGTTAAGGCATTGTACCAGGCGACTACATCGGTGTCGGTTTTCTTCATACTGTCATAAGCTGTGATTTTCTTGTATCTTAAGTCACTTTGCTTTTCAACGCTGTCAACAACATACGTTCCAAGTGGGACCGTATATTCACCAACGGTTAACGTAAATACAACGATTTTTCCGCTTACGTCTTGCAAAATGTCCGCTACTATAACCGATATCTGACTTCCTTCGCATGATCCAAGTGTCAAGTCGACGTCCGAGCATAAGCGTTCCGTGATTTCGAGCGTTTCGCTTAATACTTTGTCGTGGTAAATTGTCAGATCGATT